GCACAGTACAGCGGTACAGAGCACCAAGCCACTACCTGCCGCACCCGTCCTGGGCCTACCTGGTGCCTCCATACTTGGACACTCCCCAGCTACTCGCAGCCGCTTGTACTGGGGAGTTTATTTGTGATAAGAGTCACACAAGCAAGCACAAGCATTGACAGTACGGCGTATGCGGAGTACTATGTAGGTATGACACAAGATGAACTGAAAAAGAGAGTAGACGAAATAATTGAGTTTAGTCGAGATGATGAACGGGCGCACAGCGAGGAGGATGAACTACACCAATTACTTATCGGTGAGTTCTGTCCAGATTGGGTAAACGTTGAGATTGATCGCTTGAATGAGGCTAGTTTTAATAGGTGGTGTGCCTAATGCCTAAAGCAACCATCTGGATTAAGAAAGAGGACTATCCAATCTGGCAATCCTTAGAAGATCGCCCCGATTGGCTGCACCGCAAACTACAAGAAGAAAAAGGGGATAGTGATGGCTGATTTTACCGATTGCCCCAACTGCCGTGACGGAACGCACAGCTACTTCATATCGGTCGGCAGCGGCCTGAAGAGTGACTTTGAGCCAGTCAGCTACGGCGATAGTGCAGAGGATACCCGGTATAAGCGCGTGGAGTACTCGTACATGGCCTGCAAGATGTGCGGCCAAGCAATTAAGCGTAAGGTACGGGTGGAGGAGTAGGGCAGTGAGCTTTATCGTCATGCACGACCGCACCACCAAGAACGTCACCGCTGAAAAGGGGCTAGCCATATGGCGGGTGCTCATAGGGGAAACTGAGCCAGAGAATGAGCAGCAGTCTGACTTCATTGCTCAGATTGACCGTATCTACCTCAATCGCAAAACGGCCCCGCAATCATATCTAGATCGCTACCCACAATTACCCACATCTTATAAAAGCACGTTAGGAGTGAGACATGTTTAAGAAGACCGTACCGTATGCACTAGCCGAAATTCAAGGTTACCATAAGCTTGTGCTAGAAGTAGCAGACAAGGAAGCTAAGAGTATTGCCCATGAAGTGCTGTCTTTCATGTTGAGTGAGAATGCTGAGTATTTGAAAGCGAAGAGAGGGAAGCGGTAATGCCAGGTACGAGAACCGGAGCACTCAGCATTAGCAAGATACTGACAGCTAAGTATGGCCCTGACTATTACCAGCGCATCGGAGCCAGGGGTGGTGCCGCCAGTAATACTGGTGGCTTCGGTACGATGACCCCAGAGCAGCGTTCGGCTGCCGGGCGTAAAGGCGGCAAGGCAAGTCGCCGCAAGTTTACCGATGAGGAGCGTATAGCTGCGGGTAAGCGGTTGTTAGCTGGCCGCCTGGCAAAAAGTAACTTGCAAGCATAGCATTTTCTGGTGTAAAGTGAGGCTATTATGGCAGAAGCCGACAATAGCCCTACAACAGGCAAACATCCAGGCGGTAGACCACGTAAACTTACAGCTGAGCAACAGGCTGAAGTCTTAAACGCTTTTAGACTATATATTGAGCGAACGCCAGACCCAACTATTGTTGGTTTTTGCTCATGGGATCCAGTACCTTTGAACTATTGGGTAACAGATGACGACATAGATAATTGGAAAGAGTTTTACGCACTTAGAAAAAGAGCCATCAAGAAACAAGAGGCTTTTTTGCTCGAAGCAACAGGGAGCGGACGCTACAATCCAGCTATGGGAATCTTTCGCTTGAAGCAGCCAACATACGGTTACACTGACAAGATACAACAAGAAAATAGCGGCGAACAAAAGCTGATAATTGAGAAGCGCAGCTATAGTGGCCGAGACAAACACTAAGTTACCGCACTTGTATAAGTCGCGTGACTACCAAGAGGATTTCTGGGATGCGTGGTTTGGCGATGCGTATGATATCTTCGTATTGAACTGGCATCGGCGCGCCGGTAAGGATGTAACTTGCTGGAACGCCGCTATCGACTATGCCGCTGAGGAACCTATGACGGTAAAGTACGCTTTTCCGACTGGTGATATGGCTAGAGATAACTTGTGGGAGTCCTATACCAATGACGGCCTACGCTTCACCGATTTCGTGCCAGAAGCGTTACGTTTTAAGCGTAACAAGGGTGATGACGGGCTCAACGACAGCCTAAAGAGCATTGAGCTGTTAACTGGTGGCAGTATCCGGGTTATATCTGCCCACAAGCCAGGACGTTTACGTGGTGGCAACAGTAAGTTGTTTGTGCTTAGTGAGTTACAGGCAATGGATCCAAGTGTTATAGATATCATTGAGCCCATCCTTGAGGCCAACCACGGCCGCTTACTGGTGAACCTGACAAGTAACGGTGATAGTGCTGCTAAACGTATGGTAGAGAACTGGAAAGCCGACCCCAGAGTATACGTCAGCATCTTAACGGTTGAAGACACGCCAGTATTCACCGCAGAGCAAATGGTACGGATTCGGCAGCGTACTGTAGAACGCTTCGTAGCTCGTGGTCAGTCAGAAGAAGAGGCCCATGCCTTTGTTGACCAGGAGTACTACTGTAACTGGGATAGTCCGGTAGTGGGTAGCTACTTCGGTGCTGCTATGCGGCGGGCAGCTGAGCAAGAGCGTATCACCCGCGTGCCGTATGAGACACAACTACCGGTGCATACCTTCTGGGACTTAGGGGTAGATGACAGTATGTCCATCTGGTTTGCTCAGATACATAACCGAGAAGTACGCTTGATTGATTACTTTGAATCTAGTGGTGAGGGCTTTAGCTACTATGCCAAGGTGTTAAACGGTCAGCATGAAGGATTTGAGCATATGGGCGACTACCTGTATGGCAAGCACTATGCACCACACGATATCCGAGTACGCAATATGGGTAAGGATGCTCGTACTCGGCAAGAGGTAGCAGCAGACCTGGGCCTCAAATTTGAAGTGGTCAGGCGTGTCAGCCAGAAAGAAGATGGCATTGAGGCTATTCGAACCATCTTGGGCCGCTGCTGGTTCGACGAGGCAAAGTGCCAACGTGGTATTGAAGCACTCAAAGGCTATAAGAAAGAATGGAACGAGAAGCTAATGGTCTACAAGGACTCACCAGTACATGACTGGACGAGTCATGGCACGGATGCCTTTCAGACCATGGCCCTAGTTGTACCTGAGCTAACCACTAATGGCGATGCTGGTATTGCAACGGTAGTAGCCCCCGACCAACAGCTCCAGCCATTTGCAGCCGGTGAGATGAACCACAACATATCAAGGGCAATTAGGGAAAGCATGGAGGACTACTAATGCAATTGGTAACGATGTACATTTATGCTAGTCGTGAGCCAGCCGAAGAAATGACTTGGTATCACTGCTTTAATTGCAAGCGGGTGCTGTTTAAGGTCAACAGTAAGAAGATGTTGGTTAGCAATGCATATGGGGTTGGGTTTAAGGACGTTCCACCTAGTAGTATCTACATGGAATACCAGTGTCACAGCTGCAAAACACAGTATTCGATACTGTACTCATAAGCGCTAGTGTATACTGAAGCGTAAGGCAAGCTTTTATTTGTCAATCCTATCTGTTAAATAACTATGCGACTCATCTACTGGCTCTACCACAACGTCTGGGGAAACCTAGTTGCTTCTGGTATTACGACCACTATCGCTTACCTACGGTTACGTACACTGGGCCGCCGACACCACGAAGCACTTATCAACCACATAACGGAGACTAGCAAGTAATGTCAGTACGTTACGACCGCACCGCCCCTATCTACGACAATACTAATGTTGACAATATCTCTCAGCAAACGGGGGTCATTGACAAGTTACCGAGTCTTAGCCTTGACATAGATGACAATGAGATCGTTAAGAATCTTAACTACCGCATTGAAGAGTCTCGTGCTTACTGGGAGGACTCCAAAGGCTTTGACCTCAAGAATGCCCGTAATGAGAACCTGCGCTACTTCCTCGGTAAGATAGACGAGCAAGGGCTGTACAAGCACCAGCGGCAGTATAAAGAAAACCAAATCTTCCTCGGTGAAGAGAGCATAGTCAGCTACGTCACGGCTCAAATAGCGGGGCCTATTGCTGTTCCGGCCAGTCGCGAAGACCGGAGCAAGTTGTTTGCCTCTGACCTAGAGAAAGCAATCAAGGCGCACGGTGAGGATATTGTTGACCTTGAGCGGATTGTGGAACTAGTAGTCCGTAACATTCGGCTGAAGCGAGTTGGTATTGTGAAGTTCTACTATGACAAGAACTATGGCCCCAAAGGTGAGATTATTGCCGAGTCAATCAACCCTGAGCATGTGATTGTTGATAAGAATGCAGTGCTGGGCGGTAACCCCAACTTTGTGTGTCACGTACTGAAGAAGTCAGTAGAAGACCTCTTGAGCGAGTATCCAAGCAAGCGCAAAGAGATTATGAAGAAGCTGGGTATTCAACGTAAAACACCTAAGCAGATGAGCCAGGAGATAGCAGTACGCGAAGTCTGGGTCACCCATTACAAGGACAACGAGCCTGAAGAAGGTGTGGTCTGGTACTTCGATAACCTAGTACTGGACAAATGCAAGAACCCGAATTACCTATACAGCAGCCCAGAGCTGAACATTGTGAAGTTCCCGAAGAAGCCGTTTATCTTTGGTAACTTAATTAACCTCGGCGACCACGTTATTGATGACACGACGCCAATTGAGCAAGCCATTGAGCAGCAGAAGATACTGAATCGCCGTGGCCGCCAGATTATGGAGGATGCTGACAAAGCTAACGGTATGCTGGTTATCTCAACTGATAGCGGCCTAACTAAGGATGATGCCCAGAACTTAACTGGTGACCCGAACCAGCGGTTAGTCATTAAGACCGGTGGCCAGAGCGTTGATAACTTGGTGAAACAGATTGAAGGCCGCCAGCTACCGAACTATGTCATCAATGACAAGTTAGATGCGCGTACTCAGGTAGGCAACTTACTCGGTGCGCCAACTGACTTTACCGGTTCACAGGCAGATGATGGCGACCCAACATTGGGTGAAGTCATGGTTAAGAAGAACCAGTCTGCCGGTATTCAGGACAAGATGGTACGGGCCATTACCCGTATGCTTGGCGACTACTACGAGTACTTAGTGCAGATGATGATTGTCTGGTACGACGAAGAGCACAGTTTTGTCCATGACTCCGGTAACGGTGACTTCGACTACATCACCTTGAAGCGTGGCCTGATCGAGAAGGGTATCCGCGTCAAGTCCGGTAAGCCTGCCAGCCCTGACCGTAGCCGTGTTGAGGCTATTACCATGAAGTTGCTGGAGCAGAAAGCTATTAGCTTACTGGATGCCTACAAGCAACTGCAATTGGATAACCCACAGCAGCTGTACGACAACTGGGCTAAGCAGAACGCTGACCCAATGAGCCTGGCTCGTGATGTAGACACTGTGGTAGATGAGTCAGAAGCGTATGTTATCTACCAAGACATCATGAACGGCGTGAAGGTTGAGCCAAAAGAGAACCCAACTCGTGAGTATGTCTTGAGCCTCCGTAAACTGATGATTAACGATGCGTTCCTTAACCCTGACAAGAAGACTCGCAAGTACCAAAAGACATTCTTGGACTATGTGAACGCCTGTGTTGACTCACTAGAGCAGCGCACCGAATTAGAAGAGATCGGGCAGGACTTAGAGCAACTGCGTCCACAAGCGCCACTGCCCCCATATCAGCCACCGCAGCCAATGGGCCAACCCGCTATGCCTGGTGCAGGCCCTATGCCGATGCTCCAGCCAGGTATGCCACCAATGCCCGGCGCACCAATGATTCCCGGAGGTCAGCCCTCTGGCCCTAGTCTACCGCCCCCTGGTATGCCCGTGAACCAGCCAACCCCGAGTAGTATCTTTGCTGGTGGTCTACCACCGCAAGGTAGCCCCAGCCCCTTACCAATGGGATAAATTAACTAAGTAAAGGAAGAGCCCTATGAATCAGACAGAAATGCGTGTCGAGCAGGCCATTGCTAAAGCCGGTATTACCGACGCCGAAGAAGAAGTAACGACGGTTGCGGATGATACTAGTAAGACAGATGACCAAGTAGAAGAAACTAAAACTGAAGACAAGAAGCCGGAAACCCCTAAGTACGACAAAGACGGTAACCGGTTGGAAGAGAAGATTGATGAACCTGACGAAAAGACAGAAGAGACGGATAAAGAGGACGATGCTGACGGCTTTACCGCCGACGAAGCGGCCGAAGTAGAGGAAGCAGAGACACCAACTCAAGCGCCACCTACTGATGCCGCCGGTGTCCAGCTGTCCACCGCTGAACAGAAGTACGTCGTAGACAACATCGGTGAGCCATTGGTCATCCATGGTATGCGTGGCGACAAAGAAGTAGAACTAAAGGTCTTTGACCCGACTCAAATTCCTCGTGACTTTACCTTTGGTAGCCAAGCTGACTTACTAGCAGCTCAGCAGGGTTTCCAGCGTCTCGAGAACAAAGCTCAGCAGTTACTTGGTAACTTCCGCAATGAACAGTCACAGACCCAAGCCGCTGATTTTGAGAAGCGAGAGAACGAGGGTATCCGCCAGGATGTTGCTGAGTTGCAGAAGGACGGTGATTTTCCGAAGTTCAAGATTCAACCTGGTCAAAAAGGTTTTGATGATGACCCAGCGGCCCAGCAAATGGCCGAAGTCTTGGACATTATGACCAAGACCAATGAGCAGTACATGAAGGAATACCAACAGGGTCGTCCGTACAAGCACATTGGTTTCAAGGAAGCTTTTGACACGTTCCAAAAGGTCAATGCCGGTAAACAGAAGCAGACTGCTCAGAAAGAAGAAGATACTGAGCGTAAGGAGATTGCTAAGAAGGTCGGCAATGGCCGGGGCCTCAGTAGCAGCAACGTGGTCAAACCAACCGTTAAGTCTGGTACGACCACCCGTGACCTACTAAACCGTATTGAGATGGGAGAGTACTAGTGAATCTCAATCTGATACTAGCATTACTAGAAGCTAAGAAGGTAATTACCCATGAGGAAGCCGAAGAAGTGTCCGGCTACTTGGAGCGTGGTATTCAGTCTAGCTATTACAAGGATGCCCAGGCAACCATTAAAAAGCTGCTTGATACCGAATAATTTGCAATAACACTGATTAGTTAGTACTATTTTCTTATTAAGGCCAACGAAGCCCACCGCTTCTGTTGGCCTTTTTAATTTAACTAAGAGAAAAGGACTATAATGGCTGGAATCCAGTTTACAGACCGAGTGGTAGATATCACCTACCAGGAAATCCTCCCAAGTGTGGTGGATCAAATTAACAACTCAAACGTGCTGATGGCGAAAGTCTTGAGCAAACCAGCTACTTGGCGCGGTGTGACTGAGAACCAGCCAATTACCGTGGCTAACAGCACCACTGGTGGTTCATTCTCCGGTATGGACGTGTTTCCAACGGCTGCTACTAACAACACACGCTTGATGACCTGGTACGTTGCTGCTTACGAGCAGTCCGTCGTCATCCCTGGTATTGAGCGAGCTGTTAACGCCAACAACGAAAAGCAGGTGCTACGCCTCTTGGCTACCCGCATGGACGAAGCTAAGATTAGTGCTTCCCAGAACATTGGCGTCATGTTCTACGGTATTGGTTCCGGTAAAGACTTTGATGGCCTGGGCCTCATCGTTGACGCTGGTACGAATAGCGCCAGCTATGCCGGTATTACACGCTCTACGAGCCCATTCATTAACGGTGACGTTACCTCTGTTACTAACGGTATTGTTACCCTTGATTACCTAAGCTCTGAGTTTGACAACGTCAGCGCCGCTGGTTCACAGCAGGAAAGCCCAACCATTGGCCTAACTACTAAGGCTGATTGGACATTCGTTGAGGGTCTGATGCAGCCAATGGTATCTGGTCGTTACGAGACTATCGGTATCCGTGGCTATGACCGTGTTGACGGTGGTACGCCTCCCGGTGGTGTCAGCAAGCCAACTGAGGGTCTGACCGGTTTCGGTGGCTTCAACGCCCTCGTCTACCGTGGTCGTCCACTGGTTGCTGATGACAACTGTACTTCTGGTACATTCTTCTGGATTAACGAGCACTACCTTGAGTTCAAGCGCTTGATTGACTCTAGCCTGAACCAGATTGGTTCACTCT